TCCATTTTATGTTTTCCACATGAAAAAAAGCGTGTGCTTTTTTTGCGTGCACGGCGCTTTTTTTACTTTCCGCAGTACGGACACTTCTCATTGTTCTTGACCTTGCGAAGTCCAACCTGCGGAGGAACTTCCCACTCTCGCTCGTTTCCCTTGATGCCGGGTGCGATCTCGACCATCTGCATCACCCACTCGTTTGCGCTCTTCCACACGTGCCACGCTGCACACTTTGTCGCGATCTCCGCATCGCGCGCTGCCTTCTCCGCAGCAACCTTGTCTGCATCTGCCTTCTTGATGACGAGTTGTGCTGCAACCTCCGCGTCTGCGAGCATGTCGAGCTTCCACTGCGGGATCTTGCGTACGGGTGCGGACATTTTGTGCCAGATACAGTATATCGATCTTGGACTTACTTTACTTTCTTTGGTGGTCCCAGATTTCGTTTTTAAGGTTCGTCGTGCGTTGAAATAATACAGAAGGACATCTAACCTATCCAATAAATGTCGGTTGTTCCGTCTGCAACTGTCATGGCACAAGTCGCAAAGATTGCAATTGAATCGGATCGTCCGATCTATTTGGACTACTTCAACGACAGTCTTGCCAAGACATGCTGCATTGGCGTCGACGGCGACAAGAAGTGTCTTATCAAGTCGAACACGGAGTACACGTCTACGATTGCGTCCATGATTCGTCTCAAGGAGGAAAAGGTGTTCATCATCACGACGGAGAATTCGATTTATGTCGTTTCGTCGGACATTCCCGTGAAGCGGATTGTAACACCTACAGAAACCGCGCAGTAAGTAAATAATGTCTTTTTTTCCTCCTCATCGGATTCTGTATGAACCCTTGAACGATCGACGAACGGATGAACATTGGAAGCAGATTGTTCGAGAGCATACCCACCACTGCGATTTTGAAAGTGTCGATGCAGCGGACTTAAATTCAGTCGAAGATTTTGGACCGTGGTTGACGACGTGGATGTCGCATACAACGTCAAACATACGAATTCGGATTCGTGTACTCATGATCTGGCATGCCCATTTTTTGAGTCCCGCATGTCAGCAGGTTCTGCGAAGGTCTCTTGAAAGCAGATCCTTCAAGTGCAGGGTTTGGTTTCACATTGAAGAACCCTCTCTCCAGGCAGCAATTGTAAGTCGCTGCATTGTCACTCGATTTGATCCGTACACACATCGTCCGACTGTGCATGGAGTCTTGGATGCGTCACTTTGGAACGATCCGGTTGCATACGAACACCTACTTAAAAGAAACTCGATAAAGAATGAAAATGGATGTGTTCAAGGTGAGAAAACCCCGGGAAACGGGAGTTCCATCAATGGGAACACTTGACTCGGTTCATCAAGAGGTCGTTCGAGGACTTGTTGAATCAAACAGTCAGAGGGAGGAATTAACCAACGAATTGACACGCCTGCGTGCGCAGGTTGAGTCTATTCATGGATCAAATGTGCTTGAAGATATTGTGACATGCTCTGCGCTCGAAAAGCGTATTCATGAAATTGCGGGGGATCTTTCGTATGAGAATCCCCTTACGGATTACTACATCAAGAACATGGACATTTTGACTGAATATTACCAGCGGGGTGGAGAGTCCATGGCACCCCCTCCGAATCCGAAAGAGGCAAATACGTTTCTCAAGTTCTTTGCCACTGCCTCGACCGATGGAGGTGTATCTCGCAAACGGATTTTTGACGAATATGTCGTTCGCATGAAATTGAACGGGACGCCAGAGGCAATGCAGGTCATGACAGAACACTGCAACCAGTGCAATGTTGCGCGGGAAGAAGTGAGTTCGGAGGGTATTCTCGTGTGTCCCTCGTGTGGGTCGGAAGAGTATGCCCTCGTGGTCTCTGACTTTCCATCGTTTCGTGATCCGCCCAAGGAACGGAACAATTATGCATACAAGAAGATCAATCACTTGAATGAGATCCTCAACCAGTTCCAGGCAAAGGAATCGACAATGATTCCGGAAGAGGTCATGAATGAAGTGATTCTCGAAATCCGTAAGCGTCGCATTGGCAATGTTGCCGACATGACGGAAAAGGAGATTCGCGAAATCTTGAAAAAGTTGGGACGGTCCAAGTACTATGAGCACTCTGCGCATATCTTGAGTCGGTTGAACGGAAATCCTCCACCGACCATCACGTCAGAGATTGAAGAAAAGATACGGGCAATGTTCCAGGAGATTCAGTCGCCCTTTTTGTTGTACTGCCCCAACGACCGTACAAACTTTCTGTCGTACTCGTACATCTTGTACAAGTTCTTTGAATTGCTTGAACTCGACGAGTACAAGGTGTATTTTCCATTGCTCAAATCGCGTGATCGATTGATCTCGCACGATGCAATCTGGGCAAAGATTTGCCAGTACCTGCAGTGGGAGTTTATTCGCAGCGTTTAATAATGGCAGCGGCACCCGAATTTGGACTACAACCACAAGCAACTCGAGGGTATGACCCGGCAAGTCAATCGATTGATCCCAAAGCGCTTGTTGTGGGTCAACGCTACAGAATACAACTTCGTTTCGAATATGTTGAACCGGAAAGAACGGAGTTGCGAAATATGTATCGCGACTTTCATCCAGGTACACCTCAAGGTGTCATCGATGCATCGGTTGCAAGTATTGGGCAACCGTACGAAGGCACATTTGAAGAACTTATAGGTGCAGATCGTACTGTTCCTTTTTTTACCGACATTGCTGCTCCAGGTCGTCTCCGTGGAGACCGACTGGCGTTTCCGCCTCAAAAGTATTTCTTTTTTCGTCCGGGGCAACTAGATACGAACCAACTTCATGCTGAAGCACTTGGTCGTCAAAAGGTTCCGCCTGAAGTCGCTGGAAAGATTGGCGAGTTCGCAGGTGCTACGGACCCGTACAGGGGGTATAGAGACGCCACAACCGGGACGGGAACTGGAGTGTCGGTACCAAGGGGCGGGCGAGCTCGTCGCAAGTCTCGCCGGTCCACAAGGACCCATCGGGTCCGCAAAACTCGTCGTCGTCATAGATAATGGCGGCACCTGCGCCGGATGAGCGGTACGAACTAAAGGTTGGCGATGTCTGGTATCCGGGTGAGCTTTTGGTGCCTCTAGGAAAATCATACGGTCTATTTACGGCAGATGCGCCCATTCCCGGTAATTTAGGCCGCACTACTAAGATACTAGAGGATGTATCCGACAAGATAAAAAAGGGCATTTTGAGGAAACAGAGACTTCCATCCAAGGACATAACTATGGGGGAACTGAGAGCGATGCCAGGAGGAGTTGACTATCTTGACGCCAAGGCAAGGTTCGGTCAAGGTCGTCGCACACGCCGTGCTCGGTCCTCAAGGACCCGCCGGGTCCGCAAAACTCGTCGTCGTCATAGATAATGGCAGGAGCTGAACCACCCGGGTGTGTGTTTATTCCACCTGGAACGGATACGTCATATACTGGACCAGGAGACACTCGTATATTTAGAGTTGGGGAACCCGTCTGTATGCGCGGTGAGTTTGATCCTCGAATGGGTGTCTATGTACGCCCTTTGCCAATTCCGAATGGGCGGGTATTTTCGCACCTCATTCGATCACCCGAATACCCGAATGACCGACATGTGCGTTTTGAAAACATCGGGAAAATCGTCCCGACACTTGGACCCCAGCGTGCCGTCGAACAGGTTGGTCGTGCGTTTCCTATCATTGATCCAGATTCAGTTTCTCGTATTGCAAGATTCGTAGGTGCACGCGATCCCGGACGATTTGCAAGGGACAACTATGCCAACGTACCTGCCCCACACGGTGTATCTGCAAAACGTCCACGCCCCCCTGGGGGAAGTGCAACCAATGCAGTGAGGGCACTCAAGGAGGGAGTGCAGGGGAACCCGGCGGGAGGACGTACTCGCCGCACACGCCGGTCCTCAAGGACCCGCCGGGTCCGCAAAACTCGTCGTCGTCATAGATAATGGCAGCGGCAGCAGGCGCACCTACCGTGCACAAGACATGTGACCAACTTGTTTGCCAAATTCAGCGGTACGACTGCATTGGACTGCGCGCGAAAAAGGGCGACGTGAATCGATTGGCAGACACTGCAGATGCGCAAAAAGGACTGTTTGACCCGCGCGTCTTGCCATGGGAAGATAGATGTGGACCCGGTATCCATCGCCATTACGTTGCAAAATCTCGACGAATGGGCGATGAAACCATCTGCGGATGGATGAGTGTTACCGTGTCCAAACGGAAATGGAATGGTCGCCTATACGTGTATGCGTACATCAACAAGATCAGTACACGTCGTAGGCAGAGTTCCGATGACCCGTACTACGGTGGTGTCGGAAAGTGTCTGCATGACAGACTTGTTGCAGATCTTCGGACTGAACGGTTTGACTTTATTTTCTTGAAACCGATTGATGCTGTGGCAACTGCGGTGTATGTGAAATGGGGATACATCCACCCCGCACACTTTGCCGATAGGGTTCAAGAAATGTTCTTCATGCTCAGACCCGAGCTTCCCCAACCTCCTCAAGAGTTACTTGAGTCTATCCGGATACCCCACGACGCAACTGTTCGAAATGAGGCGTGGCAAATCATAAATGGTCGCGCAATCTTTGGAGGAGAAGACGGAGACCCTGCAGACGATCTCATTGAACTGTTTCGCAAGACACATCGAGATCTAGACATAGGCGCAATCACGGAAGCAATTGACTTGATTGCAGTGTACGAAGGAGATGGTTCAATGTCAATGGAAGACCAGCAGGAACTCATGCGTCAAGCATTTGCAGTCAAGCGCGGGGGTCGACGCACCCGCCGTGTCCCTAAAACCCGCCGTCGTCACGCACGCACGAAGCGCTTCATTGTCTGACAAACTTCAGTGGTCCACGCAAAGGCAGCACCCTCGAGCAACCATCCACTATTCAGCATCTTGGTGACAGTGTCTGAAACATGTGCGGGGGTTCCGCAGACAATTGTATAGGTCCACATTTCTTCGTTGGAGCGTAGAGTGTTTAAACTGGACACTACATAAATGTGGACCTGGGTGCTGCTGCTCTCCGTAATTGTCCTGATTTTAGTCGCCTATTCTGCGATGCGAGTTCCATCTCCGTCTGGAGGGTGCAACTCGTGTGCAAAAAAACAGGGTGAAGTACAATGAAGACGATCCGCATGTCAAAAAAGGAGTACCTGCGCGAGCACCATCATCTGTTTAAGGTCTTATCGCATCCTACTCGCAAAGCACTGCGCAAAGAACTCGCGGCACAACGCAAAGAGTTGCGCGAACGTGGATTACGTGGCGGAAAGACACGGCGTCGTCACTGAAGACGCTCCTGCGGTGTCTGACGCGTCACAAACATCTGCTTCATTGCACCCGGACGGAACGACTCCTCCACAACCATGCGCACTACATCTGGATTGAACTCCTTGCACGAAAAGACATCGAGATACATGTCATTTGTCTCCTCACAAAAGTGGGCGCAAATGTTAGAGGTCTCGATCAACTGCACAAGCGTATACCCCTTCTTGTTTCCCGTTCCAAACATGACAATCTGCGGTTTCCCGTATGCAACCATGTCGATTTCCTTGACAAGACGATGGGTAAAGGTCTCAATTGTCTGACGGCACCGGATCGTATGCGGCGTGCATCGAGCAACATCCAGCATGAGATGATGACCCCAGCTCATGTATGCCTATAGTATAAGATAATGTATTGTCTGAAAATGTAATGAAGGCAACTGCAATTCTCCGGGAGAATATCCTGAACGTCATTGGGAATATCATCTTCATTTCACTCATCTATCTTGTGCTTGGAACGCTCGTGTCGTACATTGTAAGTGTCCTGTCTCCGGACTTTACCGAAGAGTGGAAGAAGCAGCATCCTGCATTGCAGTTCCTTGACATTAGCGCAGAAGTGTCGCTGCTCTCGATCCTTGCATTCTTATCCTCGTACTTTGTGGACAATATAGTTCCCTATCTGCCTGTCCACGAGTCGTTCGAAGATTATATTGAATCGTTTGGAGGTCGGATGATTTTCATCTATATGATCTTTATCTTCGTCAAGGACCTGGATGAAAAACTGATGTATATGTATACGAATGTGCTTGGTGCACGGGTTTCAACGCCGCCTGCGACCAGCGCCCATAAATCCTAACATGCCCGGTGCAGGTTTCGGTGTCGATATAAACAGTGCATAGTAAGGGAAGTACAAGTACGGGAAGACGAAATCGAGTGCTGCCCATCCAACATTTCCAAACGTGTCATAACTCAGTTTGGCAGCACCCCAGTGGAACAGGACCAACCACACCACAAACAGCAGGATGTAGATAAGAATCATAAGGGGAGAGACCTCTCCGAGCAATTCCGTGTACGCAGGAAGTGCAATTGTTCCAGTTCCACCTGTGCTCAAGGTTGCCTCCTTAGCACCGGTTGCACCTGCCACACGGGGCGCCGCTGCACCTGTGGGTCCGGCAGCAGGGTTCCCCGTCGACCCTGCAGCACTTCCTACACCGCTTGCAGCAGAGGGTGATACGCCGCTCATTTATAAAACGACGCGAAAATCTATTGGTATTCATTTCACAACCAATAATAAAATGACAACTGAGATCGTCACTGTACCCGACGTGATTGTGGATACTTCGAGTCTGTTTTCGAGTTTTGACCCGAAAAACCCGGTACCGACCATTCTTGCAGTCTATGCACACTTCCAGACTCTTCCGGGAATGACCGAGAAGGACCGTGTAACCCTGCTGCAGGGTGTGCTGTCCCACCTTGTGGATACGTCTACGCTCGGAGACGATGAGAAGGTGCAGGCAAAGACGCTGGTGTCTACGCTTGTGCCCCATATTGTAGATGCGGCGATGCAGGTTACATCTGGAAAGGTTCTGCTGAAGAAAATTGAGGATGCTGCGCCGAAGGTGCTCGAACTTGTTGCCGAAGTTGTGCCGTCCAAGTGGTGTGTTTCTTTTACAAAGAATAAGTAATGTCTACTGTAGGACTTCGCGGAAATATTGGACCCGTTGGTCCCGCAGGTGAAATTGGTCCGGCAGGACCGACTGGAAATACTGGACCGATCGGACGTGTGGGAGGAATTGGAGATAGAGGATTTACGGGTATAACTGGACCTACGGG